TTAAAGAAATAATTTAAATCTTTATCGAAGTTTTGTTTATCTTGTATTAAGTCTTGCCATGTTATCTCTGGGTTAACTTCATAGCCATGAGGAGAGATGCCTTTAGAAAGTTTCTTATCTAGTTCGTTCCAAACATCTAAATAAACATGAGCATTATTACTAATTTGATGATAACAACCTACACTTAACCCTGACATCGTTGCTATATATTCATGGAGCATACTAAAATGAACTGCATTAGCCCCATATGCACCCCAAATTAAATCATTAGATCTACAACACACAGTCATATCTAATTTTATTTGATTATTTTCTTCACCTAATTCTTTTGTTGGATAGGCTTTGAAATATATTTGAGTATTACAAGGAACATCTTTGCCTTTATAATGAAGATCGTTTACAGGATCCCACATTGATAAAACTATTCGTCTATCCCATTTATTATCTTTTAGCTTTTGAACAACGTCATGTAGTTGGTCGTAGCCAAACTGGTTTCGCCAACGATAGCCATAAGACCCATATAAAAAGTTACCATCGTCAGAAAACTCTTTCATCCTTTTTACAAATCTTGCTAGTGGTTCTACGTCTCTTCGACCAGCTAACATCCATAAACCCTCTATAAAATGGAAGAAAGGATTACAATTTCTTTCAGGAAGAAACATTACTCGTTCTCTTGGAAAGTTATAAGTAGAACAAACAGGATCCTTGAACATTAAGACATCACCATTTCTACTTGGTATCTTTACCATGTTATATGGTTCTCTTAATGACATTACTGCTATTTGAAATACTTCTTCTACGTTATCGCCACGAAATGTTATCATTTATATCTCCCTCTTGGTGTGCCTTGTCCTAAACGGACTCGTTCATATTTATCAAACTCACAAAGACTATGTTCTATTTCTCTCATCTCCATAACCGTAGCTATTTCTTTTGGTAAAAAATTATGTCTCCAATAAAACAGGGTTAACATATCATCATTCCATTTATGTTTAGAACTTTTCCAATCTAACTCTCTACCAAATATTCTATTTAATCCTCTCATTGCTCCTGGACCTGCATTAGCCCAAGTATTTATATCTTTAGCTGAGTTTAAAAACATCGTATGTCTTAGATCACTAACAAGTTCATATGCCATAAAATGACCTAAATATGGAAATTGTTGAAGAAGAATATGAGCACGTCTTAGAGTTTCTGTATTTTCTATTAAATCTTCTGCTAACCAACCTCGTCTATTCCATATTCTTTCTATACACCAAATAACACCATCAACTTTATCCATACCATCTGGAGTTTTTATTATATATCCTCCAGTAACATATTTCTTTTGTTTCTTTATTTCTTCTCTAGCAAGTTTAGGATCCCAATCAATATGAAGATTATGGTTTAATAAAGTTTCTCCTGTTTCAATAAGATTAAACCAACGAAAGATAACTGTAGCCATAAATACTTCTTCTTGGTTATGGAGAGGTTGTCTCATATTTTCTCGAAACCAAACAGTTGTTTTATCGTTTTCTCGAAACGGATTAGTAAATCGATATGTATCTAAAATCTTATCCGTTGTCCAAGGGCGAGGAAGACCTTGTTCTTTTTTCTTAAAGATATCATGTCTTTCCTCGATCCACCAGAAAAATCTTTTAACAGGATCCATTACTTCTTCCTTAAATGCCAATTAACATTATTAGCAGTTTCAGGATAAGCCGTAGCCAATATTACTCTTTGCCAATGCTTATCGAATCTATTTTTAATATCATCGATAACATTTTGTGACCACCTCATATTAGCACGGTGGTTTTTATTAAAATTATTTGTTTGAGTAAAAGTTCCATAATGACGTTCTAATACGAAATGTTTTTCTAATAAGTCTTTTAATTCTTGATAACCCCACTCATAAACATGATCTTTAGGTAATTTATCATTAGACCCATCGTGGTTAGGTGTCGATATATATGCAATACCTCCTGGACGTAGCTTTCTAGCAGAAGCCTCAATCCACGGTTCGATAAACTCTCTCCCCATATGTTCTATAACTTCCGTTGTCATAAATACATCTATAGATTCGTCTTCTACAGGAGGTTCAGGATTAGTTGTTAAATCTTGTAAAACTATTTGACCTTTATTCGAGGTCATAGTTTTAAACCACTGGTGTTCTGTAACAGGAAGATCATCGTCTACCCACCAATCAGTTAAACAAGCTGGATCTATATCCATACCGACATAACTATTTACAATCTCTGATTTAGTAGAAACAAAGGCTTTATATAAATAACGAAGTGTCCATATTTCTCCACAACCTATTTCTAATATATCAACAGGTCGTCCAAGAGTTTTAGCTTTATCCATTATTAATTGTCCCATCTTACAAAAGCGACTAATATGAGCTAACTCATCTGGTCTCCAGTTTGCTAGTGTCCCTGCACTTGCTATATCCATTCTTGTGTTTTTAGAGTTGTTTGCATTTACTGCAAGTTTTCTTCTTATCGAAGCCATTACTTTCTCCTATTCATAGTTGATGTAGTTGTTTGCTAACATTATTTTATGATAGTGCTTATATATTCTGTCAACAGGTTGAGAAGTTTGAAGCTTCTTACTCTTTTCTATAATAGGTATGAAATCCTCTACACTTATTGGTTTTCCATGTTTCTTTAATATATCTAATATCACTAACATTTGTGATGCACCTTTTTCTGGGTGCTTATTATAAACAATTACTGCCTCTGGGTCAAATCTGTATAAAGATTTTTTTGCTTCTTCAGAGTTAGAACTTTGTTTAATAACTTCTTCTCTCCAGTTTGCTTCTTTTTCAAGTTCTTCTGGATGCCATTTACGAAAACATCCAGGCATATATTCTTGCCAAAAGCCCTCTGGGAAAGTAATCTTTGTCATATTCTACCTTTCTATAAATTTACTATACTATGATAGTATAAATAGTTTATTGTATAAAGAAAAAACTATTCATATCATAAAGTATTTATTGGTAACTGGCTGAACGATATGTAAGTTTTGTTTAGCCCTAGTTAAGCCTACATAAAAAACTCTAGTATCATCGTCAGGATCTTTTTCATATGCCCTCCAAGTTCTATGAGGCATATCTGTCATAAGAACAACATTATCTGCTTCACCCCCTTTCGCAGAATGTATCGTAGATAAAGTGATTCTTGGTTTTTTAGTTATCTTTTCACCTAGTCGTAACATAGATAAAATATAACTTCTTTCATGAACAGATAACCCAGTAAACATATCGTGCCATATTTTAGGTTCAGGGAGTTCTGCTAATTGTTGTACTTCTTTTAATGTTAATTTTTGTGAGGGATCTACATTAACGAATGCTTTTCTTTTTGATCCTCTTATATAAGGAACTAATTCTTCTGCTTGATCAGGAAAGATAAACAAACCTTTTCTTAAATTTTCCCAGTTTTTTACTGCCTCTATCTTTTTCTTAGAAATAGATGGATTATTCTTTCTTTCGAAATATACGCCAAGACCTCTACAATGTGCTTCTATTTCATTTAATAAATAGTTAGAACGAGATAGTATTAACCATTGACCAGAGGAGATATCAATATGTTCGAAACTTGCTTCGGTGATTACATTACCAGCCTCTTCCCTCGGACTCCAAGTTTTTTGTGTTCTTGTCTTAATACGACCTATCACTTTATTAGCTATACTAAAGACACTCTGAGGGATTCTATAACTCTTTTCCAAAATTCTAGCATCGTTAGAGATATTAATCAAGAAGTTTACGTCTGCCCCTGCCCATCTAAAGATAGCTTGATCATCATCACCAGCAATGTAGACTCTCTTAGATTTTTGTGCGAGTATCTTCACTAACTTCCATTGTAAAGGACATAAATCTTGTGCTTCGTCTACAAACATAACATCTAAACTAGGTGCAAGTTCTTTTTGTACACACATATCAAGCATATCAGTAAAGTCGTATAATCCTCTTGCTTGTTTAAATTGATACAAGCCTTTTGAAAACCGTTCTAATGTATGCCAATCTATATCTTCGTCATAATGTTCTTGCCACTCAGCTCTTAAATCATGGCACTTTAATCTTGCTAATCCTTCTACGAACTTTAACTTATCATCTTTAGATAAGAGAGAAATAGATCCTTCTTCTAAATTTATATCACCTGTTAAACGTAAACCCATAATATCATTAAACTCTTTATAGTTTGAACGATCCATGACCGAAGTACGAGACAGCCCTAACATTCGGTAGCATAAAGAATGTAGAGTTCTAAAATTAGGAATATCTTTTCCTGATAAAGAAAACCTGTTCATAGTTCTTTCTTTACCCTCGTCAGATGCTTTTTTTGTAAAAGCAAAATAACCTATTTTATCAGGAGGTGTTCCTTTTTGCATCTCCATTTCAATTAAGTTAAGAATAGTTGTGGTCTTTCCAGTTCCTGGAGGTCCAAGGATAATAGACCAAGTAGAAGGATCAATACTCAAAATGGATCCTCCCCCATATTTGGTAATTCGTAGCCCTCCTCTTGTGCTTTAAATTCTGGAACATACCAAACTGTTACACCTTTACCTTTTACATGAAAGAAATGATCCCCACCTCCCAGTTCCCTGAGTCGTGCAGCAATATGGTTTCTTCCATAATCTCTAAACTGTTGTCGACTAAAATAGTCTATTAAATCTTTTAATCTAAAAAAAGTTTTACTTTCTTCTGTCCAAGGCTTTCCTAATAATAATTCATCTCTTGATTGAGCCTGTGCTCTTTCAGTACAAAAGGATTCTAAAAGCTCTTTAAATTGACCATGTACAGATACATCCTCTGGAACTTCGATTATAGATACACTATCTAATAATTGTTGAACAACGGTTCTCCAGTTATTTTGTCTCATAGTTAAAGGCATAAAATTTAATTCGTCCATACATCTTCTTTGAAACTTAGTTTGGTTTTGTAGTTCATCTGTAGTTAACTCTATTCGATGACCCTCTACATCTAAAAACCATATAGGTGGTGTTGAATCTTGTTTTTGTAGATTACTAAATTGTGGTAAGCCCCCAGAAGAACCAACACCGTATTCACAAGTTCTACAAACTGCAGCATTACAATGTGATGCTATAGGCTGGTCATTACATTTATATTGGTAATCTTTATTACTTAATGCTTTTATAACTGCTAAAACTTCTGAAGCACCAAGTGGGGGCTTCATATATTGAAAGTTCTTTTCTTCTACTTTTTTCTCCCAGTCGTCAGAAAACTTTTTTCTTAAAAACACACCAACGTCAAATAAACCATTATTTCTGGTTCCTTCAGGAAAGCCCATACTACATAATATTTTTAAACAAGGTGGTGCACCTTCTAAATCTTTATCAGCAACATCAGCAGAAATAATTTTTAAACTTTCTAATTCTATTTTAGTTATCGTCTTTTCTTTTGCATACTCTATAAACTCATTTAAATCTGTTATAGCTACACCTGTATCATCGTGAGCATAACGAGTAGTCCTCTTTCCACCAAAATATGGCATGTTTAAAGTGCTACCTCTATCACCTTTTTCTAATAAAAGTTTTGTTTGTTTAGGAAATATCTCTGCAGTTGCATAACCTAACACAGAGGCAATATCTTTTAATTTATGTTGAACGATAGCACAACTCACAGGTTCACTAAGAAATACAAATATATGTGCACCACCAGATTTAGAACGAGCTACGACAAAGGGTAACTTATTTGTTTTTATAAATTTTGTTACTAAATCACTATGGTTTAAAGGATATTGATCGATATCAATAGCCCCCCATGAACAAGTATTAGTTTCTGTGATCGGTATTATACCAAGAGAATTTTTACCCTCTAAATGATTTTTCCATAATTCTTGTAACCGAAGATCATCTATGTCTTCAGATATAATTCTATATCGACCTTTTTCTTTTCCTACACCATTTCCTTCCTCTGGAGCATATGATCCATATGCCTTTCTCAACCCAGAAAAAAGAGTAGCAAAGTCCTTTACTGTTTTAGTGGTCATGTCTACGATTATGTAAAGGTGAGCTTGGTATTTTATTTACTTTACCATAATCTTGTTCTCTTAAAGCCCTCGGATCATCTTCGAACCGTTCATCTTCTCCTAATTCACTTGGTGTCATCTTAGAATTACGTTTGTAAAGGTCACGTTGTAAATCTACTATTGAATTACGATATCGATAACCTTTTGATCTTCCTTTAAGTTTACTATATGTTGTAGTCATGTCTTTCTCCAAACGGTAAAAGGGGGCTTTCGCCCCCTTGATTAAAACGGTACTTCGTCATCTTTAGGTGTTGACTCTTCGTTAACATCATCTTGTTTAACTTTTACATCACCAGCACGAATACTTTTCAAAAAGCGACTTGCTTCTAACATAAAAGATCTTTCCTTTACAGGACCATCAAGACCTATAGACCAACCACACCAACTTCCTAAATCATTTGACTCTGGTGAAGTTTTAGCTAAATAACGAAACATAAACATGGGTGCTTCTACTGGATTACCCTCGCTATTTTTCACACGTCTTTGCTTCATAGTGCTTAACCATTTTCTAGCTTTACCTAACTGAGTAGACGACATACTAATAACTGCTTGTTGCCACTCTGTTTCTTCTTCATTAGTAACCATGACATAAAACTGTGCCGTTTCATCTATATAATTACCATTATCTAAAACGAATTTTTTCTTTTCGTCTCTAACACATTGGTTTAATATAGATCTTTCATGGTCAGCATTTACTAATCCACCTCCAGAATCTCGTGGCTTCCATTCGATATATTTTTTCTGATAATATACAGGAACTACAATAATTCCATCATCACCTTTAACAAGATCATTAGTCACGGTATTTAATATATCGCCTTCTTCAGCACCTTTGATATATTTACCCTCTGACTTTTTTACTTGTGGGCTACCAGATTGTAATATTCTGATAAACGGAATAGCAAAGTCCTCAGAACTTGTATCCTCAAGACCTGTACCATTAGCTAGTATCTCATCATCAACCATTAAGACTGATGTTTCTTCTTTTCTTGCAACTGCTTTATCTGACATATTGTCCTCCTTATTTATTTATTTTAGTTACAAACCCACTATAAAGACCAAAAGTAGTAACAGGAATATCTGTTCCTTTCTCCATTTGTTCTTTACAGAAAGAATTTAAAGTTGAATGGTGAACTGATTCTTTAGTAGTCGTATCAATACCTAATGTATCAAGCTGACTTAATACTTCGGTAAATCTATTATCCCCTCTACCAAATTTACAGTTTATTTCTTTTTTAATAATTTCACCAAAACCATTATCATCTAACCAAGCATGAGCTTCTTTTGCTCGATCTTTTGATATATGAGCCCTTACGAAAGGTTCAACTTTAATTTTAGTTCCATCTTTTAACTCAAAACTAGAAAGCCCTACCTCTGCTAAAAGGTCTGGTATTTCTTGTTCGGAGATTTGTCTTATCCTATCTTTAAACGACTTAATAGATTCTTCGAATTCTTTTACTTCGTTTTGTTTATGGATAAGCTCGTTTGCCAATCTGCTCAACCTGTTTAACTCATCAGGTGTTGCCTTGACATTTATGGTGTTTATTGCCTCACCACTGAGGATATCGTCAAGATTGTTCATCATACTCTCCAAAGTATTTTAGGTTAATATTGATGGGAAGATACATCGCTTCTTGTCTATCCCACTTTAACATTTTAAACTTTCCAGCATTAATATGAGATGCAATACTACAAGCTATGCCTATTGCAGCAGGATCCCCCATTAATAATAGATAGTCTTCGTCTGAAAAACCATTTAAGCCTTCCCTTAGTCTTGCGACTGTCGGAGCAGCACTTAAAACGATTTGTCTGTTGGGTGGAAGTAAAACTTTTATTTGACCAAATCTTAAAGCACCAGATATATTCTTAGTGCCAAAGTCTTGTACAACATATACAGTTGCTTGTTTTGTATATTCCATTCTACTTTCTCCTAACTTTTACTATACTATACTTTATTAATATAATAATAAACCTTTATTTTATGCAACATAGTCATGTTTAAAAGTTTTTATTATTTTATTTTTAAAAAAGCTCGTCATAATCTCATAATATCATAAGAATGTAGTTAAGCCTTTGTTTTTACTCTATAACTGCTCTATGAGATTTTATTTTACATTATCATAGATAAAGGGTCGTAAGGAACTTTTTTCATAACTTTTATATATCTCACTAGATATTTATATAGTATATTAATTTTTAGAAAGAAGAAGGAGACATATTTGTTTACGTTCAAAACTAGACCGTATAAACATCAGCTTAATGCATTAAAAGAATCTTGTAATAAAGATGAATATGCATTGCTTATGGATATGGGAACTGGTAAATCGAAAGTCTTAATAGATACTATAGCTTATCTATATGACACTGGGAAAATTAATTCAGCGTTTATACTTGCACCAAAAGGTGTTTATAAAAACTGGGTAGGGCAAGAAATACCTAATCATCTTCCTAACCATATAGAACATAAGATGGCATATTGGTCTTCACCATTAACAGAAAAAGTAAAAAAACAAATAGAAGCAATATGGAAACCAGATTTTGACTTACAAATTTTTGTAATGAACATTGAAGCTCTGTCTACTAAGAAAGGTTTAGAGATAGCGAAACGATTTATCTTTAATCATAAAAATGGAATACATAACGAAGGCACATTATTAGCAATAGATGAATCTACTGTAATAAAAAACCATAGGGCAAAAAGAACTAAGAACGCAATAGAACTAGGAAAGTTAGCGAAGTATAAAAGAATATTAACAGGTTCACCGATAACTAAATCACCTTTAGATTTATATTCACAGTTTGCTTTTTTAAGTGAAGAACTATTAGGGTTTAGATCATATTATTCTTTTTGTGCAAGATTTGCAGATATGATAAAAAGATCTGCAGGATCTCACCAATATAATCAAATATTAGGCTTTCGTAATTTAGATGAATTAACAGAACTAATAAAGCCTCACTCTTTTAGAGTAACAAAGGAGCAATGTTTGGATTTACCAGAGAAGATATATACTCGTAGAGTTATAGAACTAACACCTGAACAGAAAAAGATTTATCAGGATATGAAGAAGAATGCAGTTACGCAATTAGATAATATGGAACAAGTTACTGCAAACGCAGTTATAACACAACTATTAAGACTTCATCAAATAAGTTGTGGTTTTGTAAATACAGACGATGGCTCTTCTGTTGAAATAAATAATAATCGATTATCTGAATTAATAAGTATATTAGAAGAAGTAAACGGAAAAGCTCTAATATGGGCGAACTATAGACACGATATACAAAAGATAGAACAAGAGCTTAGTCGTATCTATGGTGAAAACTCTGTAAGAAGTTATTATGGCGATACTCCAGGAGAAGAAAGACAACAGATCGTAGAGCAGTTTCAAACTGATGATACTTTACGTTTCTTCGTAGGACAACCAAGAACTGGAGGTTTTGGTCTTACTCTAACGGCTGCTAATACAGTAATTTATTATAGTAATAGTTATGATCTTGAGATAAGATTGCAATCGGAAGATAGAGCACACAGAATAAGTCAAACATCGAAAGTGACATATATTGATTTAGTTGCAGAAAAAACTGTAGATGAAATTATAGTAAAATCGTTAAGACAAAAAATAAACTTAGCTACTCAAGTTTTAGGAGAGGACTGGAAAAAATGGCTGATATAATTGAAAAGTTTAAAGACATAAGAAAGTATAAAAGCTATACTCAAAAAGAATTAGCTGATGGCACAGGTGTTAGTGAGATAGCTATATACACTTGGGAATCTAAAATGAGGCAACCTACCCTGAGTAATTTTAATAAAGTTTTAAATAAAATGGGATTTGAGTTACATATTAGACCAATAGAGACAGTTCCATTTTATGGTGATAATAAACATTTAATGAGGTAAATAATGGATATTAATAAATTAAGAGTAGAAATAGAACAAGATGAAGGCTGTAAATATGAGATCTATTTAGATCATCTTGGTCTTCCTACTTTTGGAATTGGTCATTTAGTTACTGAGTGGGATGAAGAATATCAAAAACCTGTTGGTACAGAAATATCTGAAGATAGAGTAAATAGTTGTTTCGAAAAAGATGTACAAGTTACTATTGAAGAGTGTAAAAAACTATATAGTAACTTTGATGAAATACCAGAGGAGGCTCGTTATATCTTATGTAATATGATGTTTAATATGGGTAGACCTCGTCTCTCTAAGTTTAAGAAAATGAACGAAGCTATAGCTAATGAAGATTGGTTTGAAGCAGCAGTTCAAATGGAAGACTCTAGATGGCATAAACAAGTAACTAATCGAGCAAATAGATTAATAGAACGAATGGAAACATTAGGTAAAATATATCAAATACCTACTTAGTCAATCCTTTTTGTTTCTCATATGTCCTTAATCCTCCTAATCCTAACATACCCATTAAAACTGTCATAAGACTTCCCATATCGAAAGTTGGAAGATCAGGTATAGCTACACCTATATATGCACAAAGGAACATGGTTACTGGAGCAAGAACGAAGTGCCAACATAAAGCTATACCACAGGTCCAACCAATAAATGGTCGCCACCCAGCAACAAATATAGATTTATGTTGAGCTTCTGCTTTATTAACTTCTAGTTGACCTTTTGCTAATTCTTGAGCATGGTTTTCTGCCATGGTTGCCACTTCATGTGCCAACTTATTTTTCATATCTTTATCTTCTATAAATTTTCCTAGAAGATTACTTACTGGTCCTATCAACGCTGTTAACATTAATATCTCCTTTATGTTCGTGACCCATCCAAATACCGAAAACGCCTGTCATAACTCCCATGACGACTGATACGAAAGCTGATTGAGAGGCAGTTGGCTCATCTAATGCCATGAACCATTCTGCACATCTCCACGACATTATGGTACTAACAAGCATCATTAGTCTAGGAAGGATCTTCCATTTTAAAAAAGTTTCTACATTCATTTAGTTAATAACTCATTTAAGCCAAAACCCTCTAATAAGATTAGGGTAAAAAATAATAAAAGAACACCACCTGCGATTAATTTTCCACTAAAATTAGTCGATCCTATTTTTATAGCAACGAACTCATTGCCTAATATTCTTAAAGATAATTCAAAACTGTTTTCATCAATTTTAAGTTTTACAGGTTTTAATTCTTCTTTCACTACTTTTTCTTTCTTAACTTTTTAAAATCAGCTCCAGTGATTTTATTTCTCGGAGGAGCTACTCTTGCTATCTTCATCTGCTTTGGCGATAGCTTCTTTGTTTTCTTTTTTTGTTTTCCAGTAGTATTCATCTGTATCTCCTAGTCTAGTATTGTTACCGTTTTCTACTTGATAATATATTGTGCTTACTTTAAAATCAGGTGTAAAGGGTTTTTCTGGGGTTAGTGAGTTATCATAAATTCTCATTCTATTATTAGGATATAAACAATATTGACCATTATTTAATTCTAATAAGTTAAAAGATTTATGTTCATCTGGTTGTTCACTTGTACTATAATCTATCGTATCTGGGTCTCTATGATAATTATCTAATGTACAAATATAAGTTCCAGCTTGGAATCCATGATCTCTAGTAAACGCTTCAAAGTCCATCGATCCAATAAATTGTTTATATATACAAGTAACATCATAATCCATACAATTCCAAAACTGTAAATTAGGTAAAGACATATCAGGATCAGGTTTTGAGGGTTCTGATAAAAAAGCACTTATTGGTAATTTATCAAACATAGCACCATAATCTGGAAGATATGTTTCAAAATAAAAAGTACGACCAGGAATAGATTTAGCACTAACCCAAATACCTTTTACATACTCACCATGACCTGATTCATGATCCATGAGATATTCTTTCCGTACCCATACGTGTTGAGCTGGAAGGTTACATATTAAACTAGACATTATGTAGTTTTCTTCTTTCTTCCGTGAGCTTTTCTTATAGCTTCTTTTCCTCTTTTAAAAATACTAGCGACTTTACTTTTTCCCATCACTTTTGCTCTTTGTTCACCAACTGTAAGTATTTGTATCTTTCTCGCAAAAGGTTTACTGACTCTTTTAACTTTTGCAACCGTAGCTCTTGCGTCTGCTTCTGTGGCAAATTTGATACGAACTGTATCTTTTGGGTTCTCATCTGTGTATAATCGTCGCCCAGAACCTTTTGGTTTTTTGCCTGTTCCAACTTTAGGATCTTTTCTTTTTGCCATTACCTAGTACATTCTTTAAAGATTTTGCTTGACCTGCGTGTAATTTACTTGCTTTATTTAATCCTTTAATAACTTTTTTAACTTTTTTCTTTTTACCAGATGTTAGTGCCATTTAAACCTCCTTAGTAAATAGTCACTTTATTTGAGTTTACCATAACTAATTTACAATAACAATCATAAACTTTTTGTTCTTCACTTACTTTTACAGATTGTCCATCTAATCTATCTTTATAATATAAACAATCATTTATACTAGCAAAGTGTATAGATCCAGAGGAAATACCCGATAAGTAACACATTAACAAAAAAGCTGGTTTCATTTGGCAATGCTTCTTAAACTTTCCATAATATCATCTATATTTGGTTCTTTACCGTTAGGATTTAAAACACATTGATATTTTTTAGGACAGCCTACACGAATATCTGTAAATTCAAGTTCATATGTTTTATTTGCCCCACGATATATACAAGCCATTTTATCTTTATAAACTTTTTGTTTCATTAACCTACACGTTGTCATGGTTGGTAAAATTATCTCACCCCGTTGTATTTTTTGTTGTCTCGTATATTCTTTTGAGTATGCTTTGAAATATAAAGCTGCAATAATACCGAGAACAGCAATAACGCAAAATACAATACCCATAGTTTGTAAGACATCTATTATCTCCTTTTGTTTTTGTCTTGCTTCTACTTTGCGTAAGCGTTCAGCTTCTTTTGCTTCATTTATACGGTTTGCTCTTTCTGCTATTATTTGATCCCATGCAGTTGGACCAAATCGCATATTAATAATCATCTTTAGTTCATTACGTTTTTCTTCTAATAACTTTCTATCAATAAAATCATTAGCTGTAGACTCAATACCAAACTGTTCTTTAAAACCAATATTACCACCTTTTTTGTTCATTTGAGCTTCACCCTCAAAGAACCCATCGATTTGTTTAGCTATACCTTGAATATCCTGAACTGTGGAGATATTTTCTTTTATGAAGTCAACACTTTTCTTGACTAATGCTATGCCAGTGAGGACTTCTGCGACAACCATAGTCCTACCTTTGTTGTAATTCTTTTAATATTTCTTCTGCAGAAGATGGTTTAGGTACGTTCATATCTTCATCAAAAGGTGCAGATCTATCTCCTCCAAAATATATTCTTCCTAATGTTTGAATAGCTGCAGAGTGTCCAGGAGATAGTTTTGATGCTTTTGCCATTGCTGCTAATTTATCTGGATCAATTAATCCTTGTACTAAAGCATCCTCTCTTGCTCTGCCTCTAAATTTATTTATAAAAGTTAATACTCTTCCTGGACGAGTAAACACACCAACAACACTTCTTGCAAATGTTGTTAATAAATCAGTCGGCTGTCTAGCTTGTTGAGGGCTAACATCAGTTAACGCAGGTTTTAAAGCTGTTAAAACTTTTTCTAAATTAGCTACATATTGATCACCAAAAGTTTGTTGTAATTTATTTTTATTCTTTTGAACATAAGGCACTAATAGCTCTAGATTTGGAACCATTACATTACCCTTTGGTATGACACGTTGTTGTAAAGGATCTAGCATATCTCTATAGACTAAAGATTTGAATGTTTTTAATAATTCAGTGTTTTCTTTTATGATTGGAAAGGCTTTACTAAAAGGTGATATTTCATCTTGTTTCCATACTAGATCAAACAAAGTTTCTGGTTTATCTAATTGTCCTCCAGACAATCTCAAGTCTTTTTCTATAAGATTATAGATAGCTTTTTTCTCTGATTGTACTTTTACTACTTGATCTGCAAACTCTCGAACAGAGCCAGAATCTAGTGCAGCTTTCGATGCAGGAGATAAATACTCATCAAAAACTGATTTATAATCATCTAAAAATTTATTATGTGCTGCTTGATTTATTGATGTAATCTGACCATCTTTATTTCTTTTTACTACAGTATCTAGCCATTTTTTACGAACTGTATCTCCTATATATTCAACTAAATCAGCATTTTTTGGATTAGATTTTAATTCATTAGCTATTTCTAAAACGGCTGTCTTTCCTGTTCGATCTGGTTTGAATAGGATGTTAAATGCAGCTTCAGGGTTTCTTGCGTTTCTTAATTTAGCTATAGAAGATATTTTAGCATTTCTAAATTTTTTAGCAAAATCCGCAAAACCATCATCTAAAACTTTTAATTTTTCTACCATTTCTGGTGGAGCATTTTTTCTTGATATAACTCTGTTTCTAGCTTTTTCTAAAGCATCTACCATTTTAGAAAGTGTTTCTGGATAAGGTGAATCCTGTCCAGATAAAGATTTTAAGTAAGCTCCTCTTTCTAGTCTTCTTAAATCTCTTAAATTTTCGTTTAATGTTCTTAGAGAAATATCTTTTACTTTTATTGCAGCTCCTTTTTCACTAAGTATAAAAGTATCATATATTTTATCTATTAATGCTTTTTCTTCATTATTTACGAATGCTCTGTCTTTAAAAGAATTTTTTAATTTTGATACTTCACTAGCTAATTCTATTGGTTTTATTCCACCTTTTCCTACTATTGTAGAATCAATACTTATACCTGTTTTATTTTCCCATGCTTTATATAAACTTTCATACTCTTTATCAAAATTCTTTTGAGTATTAGAATAAGATTCTTGTATTGCATCTTGTGCTGTCTTTCCTATAGTAGAAGCATCAGCAACATTAGGTGGTAGGTTTACTAAATCATCTAAACCTTTTTCTACATCTATTAATTTTTGATCAGTATATTTTTCTAGTTCAAACTTTAATCCTTCTGCGTTTTGAACAGTTTTCTTCTGAACACCTTGTCCTAATTTTAATAAAGTTTCTTCAGTTATTTCTGCTCCAACATCAACACCCTCACCTGCTGCTTTTTCAAATTTTTCTTTAGCTAATATTTGAGCCATGAGACTTGGATCTGTAATCGCTGCTCCTGTTTCAAGATCAGGAGAAGTAGCAACAAGTTTTTCTTCTCTTGCTAATTTACCAGAAAGACTTGCCATTTGTGTTTTTTCTAAAGCAGTGAGCGTAGGATCTTCAGATGCTATTTTTGCAACTTGAGCAGAAGTAGGAACAACTCCTATTTCTTTTGCACTTTGTTTTGCTCCAGATTTAGTATATGAATCATAGGCTTTTAGAAAACTTTCTTCATCTAAATCAAAACGTAATCCTTGTGGAACTAAACCTAATTTAGATAAAAAGGGTCTACCAAACTTATATAATAAAAGACCACCTGTTCCACCTAAAGCACTCCACTTAGCTGTATTTAAAGCTGTATTTAAAATATCATCATCTGTTACATCAGGTGATAAAGCACCTGTACTTCTAGCTACTTTTAATCTTAAAATTTCTGTTCCTAATGCAGCTAATGATGCAGCACCTATTTGAGCTACACCTGTTTGACCTATCCCTGGAATAAATGTTGTTCCTACACTAGCTCCTATTTCAGCTAATATAGTTGGTATATCTCCTGCTAAATCAGCTAAATCTCCTGTCATCATATCTTTAAAACCAACAGGATCAAGAACATTATATTTTCCTTGATTAGATGGATCTTTATATTCTAAACGACCACTTTGAGGTCCAACTCTTAAACCAAAGTCATAACCATCTGTTATAAGTCCTTGTTCTTTATAATAATTATTTAAATGAAATAAGACGTTTTTCTTTTGTAGATCTGGATCTGATACTTGACCAAAACTTATTAATGCTCGAACTGATGTTGGTGCACCTTTATTCAAGATCCCTGCTTGTTCCATATCTAGTTCTGTATCAGATTTCAAACTAGTATCGGTAAAACCAGCTGTATCTACACCTTGTTCCATAAGTGCTGATTCTGTTGGGCTAAGAATACCTCTTGATTCTAAATAACCTGATGCAGCAGTGGGTAAGTTTCCCATTCCTTGAACCGAAGAACTAGCTGATTTTAATCTATTAGTTTCTATTTCATCAAAAATATTTTGTAATATTGGATCTGACACTTAATTATAATCCTAACTGTTGTTTAGCTTTAACTCTATCTTCAGTGCTTAAATTTTCTAATAAATTTTTTATTGTATCTGTTGCTTCTTGAGTTAACTTGCCACTTTGATCAACACCAAATTTTCTAGTGTTTTTTATTAATTGTACTACTTGGCTTAAAGCATTACCCCCTAGACTAACATCATTACTTCCCTCAGTATTAGAAGAAACACCATGAAGTTTTTGATATTCTTCAAATTTTTGATAAGATAATCCTTGAGGAGAAAACTCTGTTTTTCCAGAAAAAATACGTTCATATAATGTAGGATCAGGTGATAGACGTTTTATTGTTGCAACAGGATCGAATGTATAATCATTTTCATTTGCCTCTGGATTTCTTTTCTTTTCCATTTTATATGCTTTATCTAAATATAAATTCATAGCAACACCTAGATTATTATTTGCTAAATCTAAAGCATTACTTACACCTGAAATTAATTTATCTACGTTTGTAAAAAACGCACCTTCTGATAAATCCTCACCACCTAATGTTCTTAATGCAGCAGCAACGTCTTTATCTGTTAATTTTCCTGTTTCACGACTACCTGCTAATGCATAAGCATAATCCATAACAGCAGACATTAATCTTTGATTCCCTTTTGCTGCTTTTTTGAATGCAGCAAATGTTTTACTTGTATTTCCAGTATTTCCTTCGATTAAATTATCTATATTTTCACCAGAATATTTAGCTTGGTCTTCTGCTGAAATATCAGTAAAGTTAGTTATTTGATTAGATATACCTATAACTCTATTTGCAAAAGATTCAAATAAACCTACATTCGTTTTTGCTCCTGGACGAGCAAGATTATATAAAATCTTATCACCGATATATGCAGCACGAACAAAGTTTACTTGTCTGGTTTCTAAATCTTTTATAGTATTTTGTTGTTTTACTTCGTCTAATCCTCCTGGACCCACAGGACCACTATAAAAAGAACCATCAGGAGCTAAATATGTCCCTGTTTTTTCTGTTGTTGTTAATTTAGTTATACGACCTCTTACCTGACTAATTTCTTCATTAATCACATCTAAAGGACGACCTACACCACCCATACTAACTGTTTGTTTTTCTCTCTCAAGGGCTCGTAAACTATCTTGCTCTTTTCTTAAACCTGTTCTATCGTCAGGTAATTTTGTTTCTTTTGCTATTTTATCTTCAATTAATTTTAAGTTAGCTAAATCTTCTTGACTAGGGTTTACCATTTTCTTTATTTTCATTCTTTCTTCTAGTAACCCTAAATATCCTGTTTTTTCTTTTTTTGGTTCTATTTCTAAATTAGGGGCTTGAGTAAAAAGAGCTTGTTTTGTTTTATTTTTAAACCCTCTTAATATATATGATTTTGATGGATCATATTCACCCC